TCAGAAACAAAAGGTAGAGTCACAAATGCATTTGATGACTTAATAACAATTTCATATAAAGATGAAAATTGTGAATGGCAATATCATGAATTTGCTTGCACAACAGACCCAGGAACACATTGGGTAGAAAATATTATGAGAAAAGAAGGAGTTGCTGTACTTAAAGAAGGACAGTATAGAGGTTCTCATAAATTAAGATTACATCAAGGAAAATATTTAGCTTTAGGACAGAAAAAGGATGTCACTGTTTATAGAGACAATAATAGAGATGGTGTATATGATTTAGATGATAATAATACTCAAACAGGTTTATTTGGAATCAACATCCATAGAGCTACTGGTAGAGCTGGAAGGAAGTCTACAAGAGTCGATAAATGGTCAGCAGGATGTCAAGTCATAGCTCATAATGACGATTGGCATGAATTTTTAGATATATGTCAGTCTGCAAGAGAAATACATGGAAATTCATTTTCATATACATTGCTAGAGAGTAAAGATATAGCATAATGGTAATGAGGGCAACATTTAGCGGTAGTCAACAGATTTTTGAAGAAGTCTGCGAACATTGTGGAGAAAAGGTTCGAGATATTCATATATCTGAGATTACTGTTAAAGCAGATAATGATCCTAGATCAATTACTATCAAAGATAAGGATGATAATAATGTTACAACTAAAAAAATTACTGATAAAATAATAGAAGTTTCTGAATCTTATAAACGTAGAGGATTACTAGATACGGATGAAGCGACTGCGGCATTTTCAGCTAAGGCATTTAAGTATGGCATACGTCCAGAAGCAATGTGTAGTGAATCAATTGATCTAATTAATGAGGTAACTCAATCTTTTTGCTATAGAGTGGCAGCAACACCGGATGCTGCTTTTGCTACTAAAATAGTAGGAGGCAGAACATTAAGTGCAAGTTTAGCATTAGCAAAACTAACAGATACAACCGGCTCAAGAATGGGAGTTGATAGAAAAGGTAACGTTATCAAGATGCAGAGTTATAAAAGAGTTGCAATGGATACTGGTATCGCTGAAGCAGATGCTAATGTGAAATATAAAGGACCTCAGGAGACTTCATGGTTTAGAGCTTTAAGACCGGCAGATCAAAAGTATCTAATTGAAGGTGCCCGGGCAGTTGCTAACTTTGTAAGAAGGCACGGAGAAGAATTGTTAGAAAACTTTAAAGTAGTTGGTAGATTTAGAGATAGAGCTGAATTTGTAAGAGCTGTGAATCTAGACGGCGGGAGATTAATATAATGATTAAACTAACAGATATACTAAAAGAACGAAGGGTATTATCAGTATTTGATTTTGATGATACATTAGCTAAAGCTGATGCATGGATATATGTCCAAAAGGGTGGCAGAACTATCAAAAAGTTAGATCCGGCTGAATTTGCAGTATATGATCAGAATCCTGGCGAGACATTTGACTTTAAAGATTTTGATAAGAAGTTACAGAATCCTAGAGTAATCAAACAAAATATAGAATTGTTGAAGAAACAATTAGATAAAGCAAGACGATCTTCTAGAGGTGCTAGAAAGGTGACCATATTAACTGCGAGACGATTAGGACTACCAGTAACCAGCTTTTTAAAATCATTAGGCATAAATGCATATGTAGTACCAGTAGGAAGTTCAGATCCAAAAGTAAAAGCAGATTGGATAGAGAAACAAATCAATAATGGATATGATACAGTTTACTTTATGGATGATAGTCCAAAAAATACAAAGGCTGTGCAGAAAATGTTAAGACGATATCCAAAAGTTAAATCAATAGTAAAATTGATAAAAGAAAGTACCACATGAAAAAGATAAAAGAAGATTTGCCTATCAAATTAAAAGATTTGCTAAGTACAGTAGATATTAATAACAGTGAATTAGATGTTACATTTGCAGACCATCATGGATTACAAGATGGGTCAGGGTCGCCATCTCCATCAGCAGGCGTCGATTTAGATACACTAGATACAGCTGATGATATCACTCCTGGGTATGAAGCAGTAGGAGGCGGAGATGAAACAGACTTAGATAATGAGATAAGTCATGAGTTTGGATTACCAAATGAGTCTAGGATGTCTTTAATGTCAATACTTAAAGAAGATAGGTCTGCAGAAGAATTAGGAATTCCAAAAAATAAGTATGTTAATCCATCACAGACAGAGTTAGATAATTTAAAACAAACATTATTTAATCTAATTCAAACAGCATATGCTCCAATTGGAGGACATCTTAAATTCAAGTCGCCTGATGATATAAAAAATCCAGATTTAAAGTATTGGAGAATAGCTGATATAGATTCAGACCCTGAGATAGATGTTGTTTATTTTGGAAAGAAAACTCCATTTGGAATTAAACATACTGGGATAGGACATGATGGAGAAAAACCAAATATCAAAAACTTACTTATCAAGAAGTCGGCAGAATTAAAAAGGCCAGGGAATTATGTAGAAGTAAGTGGAGGCGCATTCGATTCATTTGTTAAGAAAGGTAATGTTCCTACTATAGATGATGAAGAGACGATCAAAAAAGTATTGGGTTCTAGAAGAGCTGCAGAAACAACCTTCCATGGAAAACACCCAAAAGGTAACAAGCCTGGCAATGGGTGGTATACTAGAAAGATTGGTGGTAAAGAAGTAACTAAAACATTGATTGGGAAGGTATAATGGGACACCAAGTATTTATTAGACATACTTACATATACAAATGTAGTAATAATAAATGTAAAGAAGAATGGAAAATTAATGAGGCTAAGGATTTAGATAAGTTAAGATGCCCACATTGTGGTAAACATGATAGTGTTGAATATGTCCTTATTGATCAACGAAAGAAATATAACAGGAGATGGGAATAATGTTAAAATTCTACAAAATGTTAGGAAACATATTTGATGTGAGTTGGTGGGCAGATAAGATCAATTCTAAATTAGGATTGTATGAGTGGGCAAAGAAAAGTAGATTTCGTAAATGGCAAGAAGGATTGACAGGTTGGAAGTATTGGGCTTGGCAAATAGTAGGAGGTATAACATTTGTAGTTATTATGGAATATATATTAAATAAAATAGGCATGACAATGCTACCATGGAGATAAGAATGATAAAGCTTAAAGACATATTATTTGAAGCTACGATCAGCTACAAGAACGATACCACTAAAAAGAAAGAGTTAGGTATTGGAGCTCACTTTGTATTCTCAGGACGTCAGAAGATCGGAATGTTTCATGTAAAAGAGGTAGGCACCATCGAATTTGATCCAATGGATAAGATCAAACAAAAAGGCAAAGGACCATCACTAAACAATACAATCTTCATGTTTGGAGGGATGGCAATAATGCAATCAGGTCAAGGAATAGGAAGACAAGTGATACAAACAATCTTCAAAGATAATCCAAACATACAACACATAGCACTATACACAACAGATCAAGCAATAGGCTTCTGGAAGAAGCTGGGTGGGAAAGTGCTAGGAGAGAAGGATGGAACATACTACATGCAGATAGATAGAATATGATTAAACTAAAACAAATATTACTAGAAGGCAAGTTAGGCGATTGCTACCCAGCTGGTGGAAGACTTATAATGGAATTCTTTGGAGATAAAGAACACAAACTAGTACATGGTATGGTAAATGGTCAAGGTGCATTAGAAGGAATGAGGTATGGACATTGTTGGGTAGAATCAAGAGATACAGTATTAGATCATTCCAATGGAAGAAAATTGGAAATACCAAAACAAGTATATTATGCATTGGGTAGAGTTGATCCAAAGGAATGTAAATACTATACTCCAGAAGAATCAGCAAAGTTTATGGTAGATAAAGGTCATTGGGGTCCATGGGAAATGTCTGGTGATGTAGTAATGGCAGAAGATATACCAAATGCAAAGCCTGAAATAGGTAAACAAGATATGAAAATACCTAATGACATCTTAAATAAAATCCAAACATTTTTATAAAAAGCTCCTAAAAAATTAGGTTATTTGAAATATATTTCTTATCTTTATATATAATAAAAAAGATGAGAAAGATGCGAATATTGTTTTTACATGGGTTAGAAAGTCAACCTAATTGCCAAAAGGTAAAATGGTTACAAGATCAAGGACATTCAGTCCAGAGTCCTCAGATAGATTATCATGATGATAAATCATACGAAAGAATTTATAAATTAATTAGACATAACAATTATGATGTTATTGTAGGTTCATCTATGGGTGGATGGTTTGCATGGAACTTAGGTAAAGAATTAGGAGTTCCTGTATTGTTATTGAATCCGGCATTACATAGTAGATCAGTTAATCCTATCATAGGAGAGTGGGTAGGAGAAGAAAAGAAAGGTTCAAAGGTATTTTTAGCATTAGGAAATATGGATGATGTTATTGCCCCTTCAAAGACGGTAGATTGGTTGAACGAAAATGATAAATTAGATTGGAATGCTAATAATATCAGAAGAGGTGCATATGGCCATAGAACTCCAGTAGAACAATTCAAATATATATTTAATCATTTTGAATCAGGTATTAATCAAACAAATGAGTTATATGAGAGGTTGTCGTAAATGTCATAAGCCTATACCAAAAGCTAGATTGAAAGCTTTACCAAATACAAGAGAATGTGTTGGATGTTCTTCGGTAGAACGTAATTATGTTAGAACAATTATCTCCGGTAAGACTACATATTCTGAAGTAGAGGTTATTAAGAATAAAGATACAAAAGAATATTTACGAAACTTAGATAGTAAAGGTAGACAAGGTTTTGGTTCTATGTTATATAGAGCAAGTAAGAATGAGCCTAGTCCAAAATCATCTTCATTATCATTAGGTACTAGAGTAGCAAGAAAGAAGCCGGAATATAGTCAGGCTAATTTTGAGAAAGTGTTAGGAGAAGCTATGGATTGGTTAGATCATGATAAAAATTATGCGATTGAAAAGATCGAAAAGGCTCATAAAGAAGAAACAATATCAGGCATTCAACGTAGAAGAGCTTTAGAAATTCTTGAAGTATTCAAACCAACGCCTAAAGTAATAGAAAAGAAAGTAGAACAAGTACATGTAGATGAGGAAATTTTGCATGCATTTAAAAATTGGAAACATTAAATATGAATAAATTATTAGTAGGAATATTATTATATCTATTTGGTCAGATATTAATTTGGTATCAAACAAATGGACAGTTCAAATGGAAGTGGTTCGAAGAACATCCATTCGCAATTGCATGTATATTTTCAATACCAATATCATATGCATTTATTATAGCAACTACTTATGTTGTTCAGTATTTTGACGGCTCATTATGGCCAGGTAGATTTATAGGATTTGCGACAGGAATAATATCATTTGCAATATTAACAAGCTTTTATATGAATGAAGGTATCAATACTAAAACATTGATATCATTAATTCTAGCAACAGCATTAGTTGCTATTCAAATACTATGGAAATAAGTAGCAATAGCATATTTATATTAAAATAATAAACTAGGGAAAAATTATGTTAAAACTAAAACCATTACTGATGGAAACTAAAAGTTTTCGTAAACTAATATCAGAACTAACAAGTGTTTACGGAGGAGAGAGTGAAGCATTAAATATGTTACAAACCGGAAAAGGATTAAAGGCATATAAATTAAATTGGACAGATGAAAGAGCTGCAGAGTTTTTAGCTGATATGGGTGGTGAAGAAGGATTCCAAGCAAGAGTGGATAAATTAGCATCTATATCACCTCCATCAGGAGCTCCAAAACGTATTGATATGCCAGTAATTACTTCAGACCAAGTTGAAATAGTTCAACAAGCAATTATAAAAGGTGAGTATGATGTATTTGGACCATATGGAGATGATGTTGATGGATCTGAAGACGGAAAAGGTAAATTTAATAAAGACCAATTTTCAAAAAGTGGTGCAGATTCTACATACATGAACGATAAAGACTTTTTGACAAAAGGAACTGAGGATGGTGAAGAAGGTGGTAATGCTGATATAGTTAAAAGTAAAGATACAAAGTTAGCAGCTAATTTGTTAAAACCGAGTCAATCAGCTATTTATCTTGAAAAAGCAATTGGTGGTGTTTTTGGTCAAGTGGGTGATCAAGCAAGAAAAGGTGTGGTATCAGGAATGAATCCTAATGATATTATTGTTGTTAAGGGTAATTATATTTTAGATGGTCATCATAGATGGGCAGCTGCAATGTTAGCTAATCCAAAAGCTAAATTGGAAGTTACATTTATTGATTTAGATATTAAGATTGCAATACCAGTATTAAGAACAATAGGGAACGCCCTAGGAAATTCGGGACAAGAATAATGGGACCAGCAAAATATTTCAATAACGTTATTATAGGACAATTTTCATTAACAGGCCTACGAACTAAAGTGTATGTGGGTGGTAGATATCTAACTATAACTGATGCAGATGATGTAGAAGATCCTACATTTGGTTTTGGTATGGATGAAGATGGAGATATGCAAAGATTTGATTATAGGAATGTAATGCAATTATCAGTATCAGGAAATGTAGTTGATTTGGAAACATATAATAAAGGTATGGAAGCCAAATTTGGTGGCGGAGAAGAAAAGGCTGAGGAACCAAAAGAGGAAGAGCCAAAGGATGATGAAAAGAAAGATGATGCAGCAGCTCAAATGAAAGATCATCGTATGCCAAAGTTTGCAATGTTCGATCTACTTAAAGAAATAAGTCAAGAAGAAGTCGATGCTGAAGTAGAAGGTGCTGAAGCAGCAATGGATGCTGCAAAAGCAAAATTGAAAGCAGCTCAGGCATCTATGAAGAATACTATTAAAACATCAAAAGAAAAAATTAAAGCTGCAAAGTCACAACCAATTGATGATGGCGTTATTAAAGAAGATCAGGAATATACATTTGGTGTTGGTGACATAGTTAAAAATAAAAATGGTTCATGTCCACATCACGGATCAATAGGTGTTGTTAAAAAGATAATGACACTACCTAATGAGATGGGTACGGTTGCAATCTATACAGTAATGAATACAGGTACAACATATAGGCCAGGAGATAGTTTAACAAAAACAGTTGATCAATTAGAACCAATACAAAATATAGGGTAATATAATGGCAGACAAAAAAATTAAATTAGCAGACCTAGTTAAAGGGTCAGGATTTATAGAAATTCCAAAAAAGATATTTAGTCCAGAAACAGGTGATGCAGAAAAGGGTGGCAAGAAGCCAGTTGATTTAATATTACCAGCAAAACAAGAAATGGTATTACAAGCAGATACAGAAGAAAAACGTGGTTTGATTGTTAAATGGACAGATGGTAAAGGATATGAAATGCAATATTGGTATGGAACTCCTGATAATATTGTACCATCAGAATTAATAGCAGATGGAACTTCAAAAGGCAAGTCTGTTAAGAAAGCAATATTAAAATATCATTATAAACCAGAAGAATAAAAAGGAAAATTATTATGGCTAAAAAAACAGTTAAGAAAGCAGTCAAGAAAACTGCAAAGAAAGTTGTGAAGAAAGTTTTAGATTCAACGACAATCGACGAAAAGATAATGGAAAATATAGATGAGAACAGAGGTCTATATAATAAAATCTTATGTTACATTAAATGTTACGGTGGATATGTACTAGCAGTAGGTGCTGGATGTTTGTTTGGTGTTAATACTATAGCAGCTACATCATTCTTATTAGGTGCAGTGGCATGGGCTTATTGGCAAGTATGTAAATGTAAAGCTTGTAAAGTTAATAGCACTAGCGGCACTTGTTGTAATGGATAAGTATATTTACAGAGCAAAACTAGATCGAGTTGTTGATGGTGATACTATTGATGCTATGATCGATGTAGGTTTCGATATCTGGATAAAAAGAAGAATCAGATATATGGGAATCGATACTTGGGAATCTAGAACTAGAGATTTAGATGAAAAGAAAAAAGGCCTAGCAGCAAAGGCAAGAAATAAAGAACTTATTGAAACGGTAAGTTCTAAACCTGGCTATTTTAGACTTAAGTCTCATGGCGTAGGTAAATATGGTAGAGTACTAGGAGAGATCTTTATACAAGATGTAAATGGTGAGCAGATGTGTATTAATGAACAACTGAAGCTAGAAGGCCATGCATATGAATACCATGGTGGTAAAAAACAAATATTTAAGGGATAAGTTATGATAAATTGGATAAACGGTTTTGACGCCGGTAATAAAAAAGAAAAGTACTACTTACAATTTAGGTTAGGTACTTTTACAATAATAGAACTAAAATGGGAATCTAAGAAATTTAGATTCATGTTATTTAATTTGGGGTTTGAATTATGAGAAAGTTATTATTAGTATTGGCATTATTGCCAACAATGTTATTAGCACAGAATAGTTGGATAAACATACAATTATTAACAGATGATTATGCATCAGAAACTTCTTGGACAATAACACCTCCAGGCGGATATCCAATTATTGCACAATCTGATTCTATAATGACTGGCCAAACTCTATATGATACAACAATTGATCTAGGTGGAACTATTATTGTTAATTTATATGATCAATATGGTGATGGCTTAGGAGGATTTAATGGTTCACCGGAAGGATGGTTCCTTATACAAAATGATTGTCAAGATACAATTATGTATGTAGCAGGAGACTTTGGAACTTTATATACAGATACATTAATAATTGCACCTTGTGCTCCACCTGCACCAGATGTGCCAGGATGTATAGATACAAATGCATTAAATTTTGACTCACTAGCTACTATTGATGATGGTAGTTGTACTTATCCTGCCTGTGGTGGGATTTTAACATCTAATGCATATCAAAATTGTTACCCAGGAGGACAAGCCTTAATTATATTTGAATGGACAACAGAAGCATATAATCCATCATGCGAAACAGTTAAGGTATGGTATACAAATGCAGAAGGTGTCGGTCCATATCAATATGGTGTTGGTCCTAATGCAACTAATTTTGCAGTAAATGCAGGTAACGGACAAATGCCACCTAATTGGTCAGTAGAGCATTATTTACAAGTAGAGTTTGCAGATGGTACTATGTCTGATACTATTACTTATACTCCTACTCCATGTATTGATGGTTGTACAGATCCAACTCAAGTATCTTATAATCCATGGGCAACTAATGATGATGGTAGTTGTGCAGGAACTGTATGTGATACAACAACCGAATACCAAATAACAATGGAAATTACATTAGATAATTGGCCAGGAGAAACATCTTGGTTAATGAATAGCTTAGGAGTTATTGATTCAGTACTTGTAGGTGAATATGATTTTAATGATATAGGACAAACATATACATATAACTTCTGTATAGATCAAAATGCAGGATTTGAACTAATAGTTAATGATGACTTTGGTGATGGTATGGCAGGTTCTACATCAGGTGGTACAATGGATGGTTCAATTGTTATTTATGATTGTGCAGGAGATACTATTTGGTTTATGGACAATCCAGGATTTGGAAATACTTTATATTCAGGAGCACAAGTTGGAACACCATGTCCTACAATTCCAACAATAGACGGATGTACAGATGATGATTATCAAGAATTTAATCCATTAGCAAATAATGATGATGGGTCTTGTACCAATTTACATATATATGGTTGTACTAATCCTAATGCATTTAATTATGATCCTAATGCAACAATAATGGACCTAGTACCAGATTGTAACTATGAATTATGGATAGGAGATGCTGGAGGTGATGGCTGGGGTAATTCTTATATAGGTGTATATCAAAATGGTATAGACTTAGGAACGTATACAATGGGGCCAGGAAATTATCAACAAACATGGAATATAATATTAGATCCTGGTGTGCCAGTAGAAGTATTCTATTTTGAAGTAGGTGGACCACAACAACCACCACAAGAAGTACAATTTCAGACTTGGCACAATTCATTTAAGTTGACAAATGCTAATGGTGTTGAACTAATGTATGAGGGACAGAATCCTTTTGCAAATAATGGACAAGGAGCACTTCAAGGATTTGATTCTCCGTTCTTTACAAAATATACAGCAATACCATTCTGTGGAACATATTGTATACCAACAGTGTTAGGATGTATGGATTCAACATCAGCTAATTATGATCCAAATGCTAATGTAGATGATAATTCATGTATTCCTATTATATATGGATGTACAAATGAATTTGCTCTTAATTATGATTCATTAGCAACTGTAGATGATAATTCATGTATTCCAATTGTTAATGGTTGTACAGATACGGCAGGATATAATTATAATCCATTAGCAAATGTTGATGACTTATCTTGTATTTATTTAGGTTGTACAGATGTTACCGCATGTAACTATGATGCAATTGCAAATGTAGATAACGGAGGTTGTACATATCCAATTCAATATTATGATTGTTATGGCGCATGTATAAATGATGTAGATGCAGATGGTGTTTGTGATGAGTTAGAGATTGCAGGTTGTACAGACCCTTTATCAATTAATTTTAATCCTTTAGCTACAGATGATGATGGTACTTGTGATCCTTATGTATATGGATGTACAGATTCTACCATGTACAATTATAGTATAACTGCAAATACAGATGATGGTAGTTGTGTGCCATTTATTTATGGATGTACAGATCCTACTCAATTTAATTATGACCCATTAGCTAATACAAATGATAATTCTTGTATACCGGTTGTAATTGGTTGTATGGATGTTACAATGTGGAACTATAATTCATTAGCAAATACATCATCAGGTAATTGTATACCATTTATTTATGGATGTACAGATTCAACTCAATTTAATTATGATCCACTTGCAAATACAGACAACGGAACATGTGAGGCATATGTATATGGTTGTACTGATAATACATCATTAAACTTTAATCCATTAGCAAATACATTAGATAATTCATGTTGTTATATTGCAGGATGTACCCAAGATTGGTCATTAAATTATGATCCGGATGCTTGTTTTGATGATGGAAGTTGTATTGATATAGTGATAGGATGTACCGATGTAAGTGCATGGAATTATGATCCATTAGCAAATGTATCAGATTCGACATCTTGTTTATATAATGCAGGATGTTATGGAGGTCCAGGAGTTCCTTATTGGTTAAATGATGGATGCTATGCTTGGGTAATTGATGTAGATGACTATTGTTGTACAAATGATTGGGATGCAAGTTGTCAATCAATGTATGACTATTGCCAATTAGGTTGGCCAACTTCAATAGATGAGTTGGGAGGACAGGGAATAGTTGTATATCCTAATCCAACAAGAAATATATTAAATATAGATACTAGATTAAATATTGATGTACAGGTATATGATATAATGGGTAAATTAATGTTTACAGAACAAAATTCTAATAGAATTGATTTTACAAGTGTACCAGATGGTATATATAATATGGTCATACTTTATGATGAGTTAAGAATAACTAAAAGGGTTATTAAACAGTAAGTAAAAGGGAATGAATACAATGAAAAGAATATTATACATTTTAGGATTAATATTATTAGCATCATGTGCCGCTCCAAAAGAGTGTTGTGCACAAGAAACTAAAGTAGATAAGTTTAAACAGAGTCTTAAGAAGACATTTAAGTTTGCAACATTTTATGGAGCAATTAATGGAGGTAATTCAGTTTCAGATGTAGATATATTTTCAGTAAACAATGGATTGTCTACTCAAACAATTGCAACACCATTTGATTATTCTATTACATTTGGTGTAAGAAAAATTGCTAGATTAGGATATGAAAATAGAGCAAATACATTTTACAACGGTACAGAGAATTCATTTAGTGATGCAGCAACAATTGGAAAGGTAAAAGGATTTGAATTTTTGTTTGAAGGAGATTTTTCAAGACAACAAGGAACAAAATTCTTAAATCAAAATCATTTTTTAAGATATGTAGCAGATGATTGGATTGCTAAAGTTGAATACTTACAAGATGGGTTTGCTGATATAGAATATTTTGAAGCATCAGAGAGATATAGATATAAAATAGGAAATAAGCTTTCATTTAATATAGGAGCAGTTCAAAGATTAGCTGAACCATATGGATATGATCCTTTAGAAGAATGGTTATTATCAAATGGAAATTTACATTATACGGAGTTAGCAATACAAGAAGGATATTCAATACAGTTTGATGGACAAGGTGGTATAGAATATTTTAATCCATCTGGTAATTTAGTAGCAGAAAATACACAAATATGGGAAGGAGTTGTTATACCAACAATGTTAGCTGACTATACAGAAAGAAAAAGAGATCAATTAGATAATACATTGCAACATTCGATAGTAATTGGATTTGATTATTATCATTATACAAAAACATTTTGGGTACATTCATGGGGTAATGTTATGCCATATCATTATGATGATGGAGGTGAGTTTTCATATCATGCATATAATGAAGGGCAGTGGTTAGATTATTCCGGAGGATTGATATTTGGATATAAATTAAATAAACACCTAGGATGTTTTATTGAAGGAAAATATAATAAGTATTGGAATAGAAATTGGCACAATTTTAGCGTTGGCGCCAATTATGTAATTTTCTAAAGGAGAGAGACAAATGGCTAAAGAATTATCAGAAGACTCGAATGTACAAGTAAGTATAAAGACCCTAGGGGGTATAGCAGTATTAATAGCAACAATTGTTGGAATGTGGTTTGCACTTCAAGCAGATATACAAGAGGCAAAAGAATTGCCAATTGCTCCTCCACCAGATGTTACTAGAATGGAATTTGATATGAAGGATCAATTAATACGTCAGACAATAATGACGACTCAACAAGACGTTTCAGAGATAAAAGAAGACCTGCAACGAATTGAGGAGAAACTAGACAGGAGATAGTTATGAAAAATTATTTATGGGACTCATCAATGAAATTGCTAACAGGATATATAATATTTCTAATAGCATTAGTAGCATGTAGTTCAGCAAATGCACAGTCACCTTGTGGAGATAAATTATGTGTAGTACAATTTAATGCTGGATGGAATGCTGCAAAGAGTGTTGATTGGTTAGATAAATTATCTGACTGTTCAATTAAGCAAATTGATATAGCAACAGATACAAAGGCAGCTGGTACATATAAAATAGTAGTAGTGCCTACAATTGTAATATATAAAGGAGGCGAAGAGGTTGCAAGATTTCAAGCAAATATTATGATGGAAATGGAAGCAACAAAAAAAGACGTTCAGGGGTCAATAGACGAGATCCTAATGGAGGACTTCTAATATTTATATAAAAGGGAAAAACAATGGCAGAATTTAATCACGGACAATGGATCAAGAAATATAAAATGGCGATCCATGAAAAAAATGAAAAGGTAGCACTTAAAGATTTATTACATACTACAAAGGTAGATGATAAGAAAGCAGATAAAGTAGACATCAAGAGAGGTGCTGAAAATGATTTGGCAATTGAAAAGGATAAAGATGGTAACGATGTATATGCCGGAGGATTGAGAGAAGATAAGGTTAAACCAGTTAAACCATTTCAGCCAGGTGATATGTGGTCTAATGATTTTGATTATGTTGGTATGTTAAAATATGGTGCTAGTTTAGAGATACCAGAAGGTGGAACTACATATATGTCAGGAACAACCGATCCTAAATATATTAAGATGCTAAACGATTTACATGCATCATTTACAGATGTTAATTATCATACAGAAGGAGCAGATCTAGGTAATGCAATTGATTGGTTAGAGGATGCAAAAAGTATTGAAGATTTAGAAAAAGCTGATGAGTTTTTAAACATGTTTAAGGAAGCATGTGCAAAAACATTAAAAGAAATTGAAAGAAGATAATATCATGAAATTAAAAAAATTACTAGAAGGCTATGCTTGGGAAAGAGAACCAGGAAAGGCATTACCGACATTGAAAGATGTAGTTAAAAAGCATAACACAATCAATGAAGTTGATTATTCAACAATGAAACTTAAATCTAATATTGATCAGAAATGGGATAGTACAGATACAATGATGGATGATATGAGACAATGGATAGGAGCATCAGTTCAAGCAAGTGGAGCAGAAATGGGTAAAGATTTAGCAGATGCATTAAAATTGATGATGAACTTCGCAGAGGGTGAATCTAAAACAGCTGGGAGATAATATGAGTATGTTCAATATATTCAAAAATAACAATGAATGGAATGAAAAGAATGTAGTAGGGTTTATTGCATTCCTAGTAATGGTTCTATTTGCCTCTTTAGACCTTATTACAGGTTATGTAGGGAAAGATTTAGTTATCAATGAATTTATATATGACTCCTTCACACTTGTTGTATTAGGTTGTTTTGGTATTGCAGGATTAGAAAAATTTGCTGGGAAGAAATAATGGCTAAGAAGAAAGGTATAGATGGAAAGGCATGTTGGGATGGTTATAGATATGCAGGAACCAAAGATGGTAAAGACAAATGTGTCAAAGTAAATGAAGCATTAGGTATAGAGATATGGGAACATAGTCAACCAGTAATGTTCCATGAAGCAGAATACCAAGGAAAGAAAGTGAAGTTAGGTAAAGTTAAGAGAGGTGGATCTAGAAAGTTCTATGTATATGTTAACAATCCAAAGACAGGAAATGTTAAAAAGGTTTCATTTGGAGATAATACAGGTCTTAGTATTAAAACAAAAGACCCTGTGAAAAGAAAATCTTTCAAAGCAAGACACAAATGTGATCAAAAGAAAGATAGAACAACAGCAGGATATTGGTCATGTAGAATGTGGTCAGGGCCAGATGCAGTTAAAAATATGTTAAAGAAGTGATATAATGAAAGAACTATATAAATTTAGACAATACCTTACAGAAGGTGTAGAATTTTCAATTGTTTTAACAAAAGATGCATTGGTAACATCAAATAATCGTGCTAGTGGTATGGGCGTGCCGGGGTCTGGATTTCAAACTACTAGTCAAGGACATACAAAAGTTCCTAAAGGCACATTCTTAATAGGTTTGCCAGGAGGATTATTTGCTGTCAATATGAAAGAGAAGTTTGCATTTGCATTAACGGGTGGTAGAAGAACTTGGTTAGGTTCTCAAGATAAATTGAAAGATAATGAGTATACTAATACTTCTCAAGTACCACAATATAGTCAGTGGAAACAATACTTAAAAAAGTAATAAAATGATTAAATTAAAAGACCTATACGAAAGATTTGAATTTGCCAAAGGCGATGAATATCAAATTCAAGGAACAACAAATTCAATGCAAGAGTTTGCTACACATATCAAGAACTTGCCAGAAGAAATAGGTTCAATCAAAGTTACCAATAGCACATTATCTTTTACTACTAGTGCAGATGATGTTGAATTCAAAAATAAATTTACATCTGCAGATAAAGCAAAAGTGATTAAAATCATAAGAGATTTATCTATAGAATTCAAGAAAAAGAAAGATCCTATATATCAATATGAATTAAGATCATATTTTGGGACATTAGGTAACAGAACACCAGCAGAAAATAAATTCTATATCAGCTTGAAAACTAAAGCCAAAGATGATTTTGGTGATAGAATGAGCCGTGGTGAGATGGGGTCACTCGACTAAAATTAGCCATCAAATTATTTGTTATTACGGAATATTTTTCTTATATTTATATTAAATAAGAAGTAAATGGAGATAGCAGTGGAAAATTATCTGGATCTAACGATTGAAGAAGTCTATGATGTTATATCAAACATCAATGTATGGCCTCCTTCCTTTGATCAAGATAAAAAAATAAAATTCATCAACTCCATGATTAAGTATTTTATAGATAAAGAGGAATATGAAAAATGTGCAATCTTACAAGGGATCATCAATGGATTGGAAAATAATAAGCAAACAGATAGACACGGCAGAGTTGAGCCAAACTGATCACCAACCTATATATTTAGTATATGTTAGAGATGGGTCTGGTAACAATATAGAAGCCAAAGAAGCATATGGTATAAACCATAGAACAGAAGTTACAAAAGAATTCATAGAAAAATATGAATCTCAAGGTATAAATAAAATAGAACATGAGTAATAAAGTTATGTGGACACAATCAACAACATATGGAGACATCGAAATTATCTGGGAATATACGAAGGCGTAGACGTAAAAGAATGAAACTTTATTTACTTGATGATGATGTACATTCATTTGAGTATGTAATAGATTCTTTAACATCCTTTATTCCGTTATGTAATTCATTGCGTGCAGAACAAATTGCAATGATAGTACATAATACCGGCGAATGTAGCATCTATTCGGGATTTGCACCAGAGATATACATGATATTTGCAACATTTCAAAAAGCCGGATTACAAGTACAAATTAGAGAATATAAACCAAAACGTAAATAATATGAAAGATTCAGTACAAACATTTTTATGGATAGCATTAATATTTTTAAGTTCAATTTATGTCATATCAACAATAGTTCATTATGAGAAACAAGTAGAAATATTAGAATGTGAAGTAGAAGACCAACAAAATTATATAGATAGTTTGATTCAATGTATTGATACATTGCAATGGGAAAATGAAATATTTGATCAAATAGAAAAGGATGCAACATTTTTATTATCAGCATTAATGATGGTTGAAAGTAGAAATAATGATTCTGCCCATGCAGTTGGAGAAGATGCTGTAGGCTGTTTACAGATTAGAAAAACAATGGTTGATGATGTAAATAGAATATTAAAGAGACAAGGAAAGGAATATGAGTTTGCATATAACGATAGATGGTCTAGACAAAAATCAATCATGATGTTTGAAATATATTGTGATCATTACAATTTAACAGAGCCGGAAGAAATTGCAAGATGTTGGAATGGTGGACCAAGGGGTATGCATAAAGATGCAACAGTGTATTATTGGAATAAGGTACAAGATCATTTGGATAGTTGAAATAAATTTTATATATTAATAATATGAAAACAAACGTTATAGCAAAATTAGAAATAGAAGGATTACATAATTGGCCAGCAGCTGATAAGGTATTTCCAGAAGTAGGGTTCCTATCACATATGCATAGACATAAATGGTTTATTACAGCTAAGAAGCAAGTTAATCATGATGATAGAGATGTAGAGTTTATTATGTTCAAGAGAGATATTATAGAATATCTAGAACATGAGTACTTTAACTTTGAATCTAGAACACATGAGTTCGGAGCTAAGAGTTGTGAAATGTTAGCAAAAGAAATTATGGAAGAGTTTAAATGCGTATATGTATCAGTCTTTGAAGATGATGAGAATGGTGCAGAAGTATATTTATAAATGATCGCTAGTAGTTATATTAGCTGCTTATATGGACCTGGGTTCGAATCCCAGCATCTCCACCAAGTGACAACTTACAATATGGGGATGTTATGGAATTGACAGTAAGTAAGGGTATAATGAAGATCACGTTTAACAGGCGAACATGTTGAAATGGCAATGGCGGCTTAATTAAGTCCCCAGAACCACCGGCCATAAAAGGGTAAAGGTCGTTAAATAACCCGGAGGATGGAGGTATTAATATTAAAAGGAATAAGTTATGAGTAAAGATCAAGTAGTAGAAATAATGAATGAATGGTATGCAGAAATGGAAAAGAATAAAATTTCTGTTCAACCAAAGGCATCTACAATATTAGGAACCATTTTATCTAAACATCTGAATGAAACAAAGGAAGATGTATATGATAGATATATGAATACTAAAGCCGGCGAATTTGCAGCATTCTGGGAGTCATTATCAAATAGTGAAAAGGCATATTGTGAAGAAAGGAGGCAAAAAGCTCGCGATGAGTATTATGCAAAAAGAGGATTGGTTGACAATAATTCAAAGACATTACTAAAAGGATAAGTAATGCCATTCAGACCAGGAGAAGGTAGACCACCAATGAACATATCTGAATCAGAGATTCGGTATGCAATGGCAAATACTCAATCTTGTGCTGGAGCAGCTCGATTCTTAAAAGTATCGTACGAAGCATTTAGAAAATATGCTAAGTTATATACTGATTCAGAGAAAGGTAAAACTTTATTTGAAATACATAAGAACAAAGCCGGAAAGGGAATTCCAAGAGCAACTAAGCCTAGATTGAGAGGTCATTATGGTTTGTTGGATATATTGGATGGGAAGTATCCTAATTATCCGCATAGTAGATTGAAAGTTAGATTACTTAAAAATGCTATACTTGAAGAAAAATGTGATTCATGTGGATATTGTGAAAGAAGAGTTAATGATTATACAGTTCCATTACTATTAGATTGGTTAGATGGAGATAGAACAAATCATATGAGAGACAATTTAAGATTATTATGTTATAATTGTTACTATCAAGAAGTAGGAAATCCTTTAGGTGGTAGAATGAAAAATAGTTATGAAATTTAACCAAATGATAAGAATATTAGAAGTACCTTTATATTTACTAATTATAGCTAGTTACAGTTTTGAATCTGGAAACTATATAATGGCTATATTTTTAGCATTTATGTCTTTAGTAAGATTATGGATTAATCATATAACAAATGATATTAAAAAACAATGATGGATTATATACCAATACCAAAAGGAGCTCAGCCTCCAATGTTAAAATTTGAAACAGATATGGAGTTCCATAAAGCATTATCAGACAATGCACATGCGATCCATATGAGAACGTTATATGCAATCAAATATGCTCATGATACCAAATTCAATGAGGAGATCACTATAGCATTTTTAAATGATGAAGATACTATATTAGGATGTCCTCCAGATGTATGGATTGATAATTTGCAGATGTCAATGGAATACTTCATAGAAGTTGAAGCCTATGAAAAATGTCAAGAGATCAAAGAACTTATCGATAGACTCCAATCTTAACATCTCCGGGTCCATATTTATTGATATGGATGCGAAACGCCAGGAGGTTGAAAAATTACTTTCTGAAAAACGGAACATTGACGATCAAATCAATAAACTCCAGCAAGATTGTAAACATGAAAAACAAGTTATAAAACAAGTAGCAGATGAAAGTAGTTTTACCGTAAGGTATGTTTGCGAAAGTTGTAGTAAAGTTCTCGGCTGGCCTGGCGAGAAAGAACTAAAACAATTCTTCAAATAAATTAGGATTTACGACAGTCCGTCTTTATATTACCAATATGAATATAAAAATAATGCTAATAGTATTATTAGCTAATATACAATCACACATATTCTCACAATGCAACCAACATGTATTTACTTCAGTTGGAGCTACAGAATATACTCAATACCAATATCAAGACTGTGAAGGTCTTTTACATTGGTTCAATTTGCCAATTGGTGGTTACACCATAATATTATGTGCCGACATCGGTACAGCATTTGTTCTAAATGGAGATGGATTTGTTTATCCATTACTAACAGAACACCCTGCCTATGCTTCCTGTATTCAAATAGAGTGCCCAACTGATATAGATCAGAACGGTACAACTGATTTGAATGATTTATTATTAATCTTACAAAATTATGGAACGCAATGCGAAAATTAATTTACTTACTAGCCTTATGGGCGCCAATGACATCTGCACAATGTGATGTAGAGATCAGTAGCTGGAATGCAGCAACTGGAGATATTACTATTGAAGCAATTAATAGCGAAAATTGCGGATGCAATGAATTTACAAATGAAGGTAACACGTGCGAGAATAGTGCTAGCCCTCATATAAATAATAACACAACTGTTAGTCATATAGTTTTAGGACTGCACTCACCAGGCCTAGATTATAATTGGGGATGTACTGGAACAACTAATCATCCAGGTTGGTCATTTAAAGTAGCTACTCTTTTTGGTAATCAGGTATTAGAAGGCGGGGACAGTTGGAGCGCTAATGTCTATGATTACGGTAGTTTAACAAATGATTGCTGGTCTGAAATGCTTGCTAATGATACTCTATGTATGGAGTTAGTTATATGGCAAATTAACTTATCACAAACTGCTACAACAGATATGGGAGGATGGGCAGTAAACCCGAATATCGGAAATCAAACTCAGAACTATCCGGATGTAAATCTAAACAATAATTTAGTTATTACTTGTGCTCCACCTGCATGTGATACGGTATATGTAGATGTTGAAATTATAGAATATGTTACAGATACTATTACTATAACAGATATCATAACAGAGACAGATACTATTACTATAACAGAGGTAGATACTATTATAATAACCGAGTTCATTACTGATACTATTTATAATGAATACGTTGTATATGAATATATTTATCAAGTAGATACTATTACAGAATATCATACTCTAACTCAATACATAGATTGTATTACTGGATTGCCTTGTTCTCAAAGCGAATGTGATGAAACATCTATATATGCACCAAATGCAGTAACACCAAATGCAGATGGTTGGAATGATACTTGGCAAGTAATAGCAGATAGTTGTTGGGATATGTGGGAGGTTAGAATATACAATAGATGGGGTGGACTTGTTTGGATTAGTACAAGTTCATTAGATGAATGGGATGCAGATGTTGCAACAGGTGTATATGTTTATACCATCAAAGCTATCAAATATAACCCCATGGAAGTATATGAAATGAATGGATATGTTTCAGTATTTTATTAGAAACTTTTCTAAAAAAAGCTTGAAAAAAATTAGGTTAATTGAAAGATATTTCTTATCTTTATATATAAATAAAAAGTTAAAAATATGAAAATGAGCCAAGTACCAAGTAATGTAAAGAGATTGATTAGTAAATTGAATTATGCTATTATAGAGCATGATTGTAATCCTAATCCAGAAAACCGTAAAGTAGTTAGAGAACTTACTTCAGAAATCAAAATGAAGCAAAAGTATGCCGGCGAAAGATATATATAAAAGTTGAAAAAAAGCTTGAAAAAAATTAGGTTAATTGAAATATTATCCTTATCTTTAAGTATAAGAAATAAGAAATAAAAAATAGTAATCACCAAAAATTATAGTATGAAAAAGAAATTTGTTTATTTAGAAGTAGAAGTAAAAAATGGTAAGTACATCCTAAAAGAT